TGGTTTAACTTCAATACGCGGTACACCAAGCCTCCAATTAGTTGACTCTGCGCCTATTGCTTTAACAAGCATTTGTCTGCCATGTACTCTTATTGGTACAGGTTGCCGAGTTGCTGTGTATGGGCCAAAACTACGTTCTGTGCCGTTAGGGTACATTTTACTTTTAAAGGTTATGCTAACGTCGCCTTGTGCGCTTTCATCAGGGTATAAAAACGTAAGATTAGAGCTATTTTCACCTGTACCTAATTCTACAGGCCCATGTTCAATAAAACTAACATCGCCATTGTGGTCATATCCAAACTCATGGTCATATATCTTGCCAGTAGCATCTACAGCTATTGGATATGGTAATGGCGCTTTGTCTGTCGCACATAATCGCGATAAACTGCCTTTATTCCAATGCCTTTCTCTGTAGTCATAAACCACATATTTGTCATTTTCAGTGCTATCAGCACTAGGGTAAAACCACCAAACTTCACCGAATGATGCGTTATGCCAAGCAGTAACTTTACTAATTTGCGCTCTGTTAATGTCTTTAAACACTGCATCATGTACGTCGCAAGCTATAGGTTGACTGTAACCTGTATGTACATAAAAATTTTCATGTGACATCCAATATGCTGCGCCATCAGCCGTTGTCACCGCACCAGCAGATACTAAACCACCACCAGCATTATCTTGTGGAAATCCGTACACTAATGGCGGCCCTAAATATACAACGCGCCATACGTCTTTATCTGTAAATATAAGACTACCACCTTTAACATTGACCGCATTTAATATTGTACCAGCTGTTTGTAAACTAAAGTTACCAGCTTGATTGTTAGCTGCTGCTGTCCATTGGTTTCTATCTTCTTGATCTGACCAAGCAACATCTCTTGGCACTCCTGCTGCGCCAAGGCACATCACAATACGCTCTGGCGTTACTAATACTGCTCTGTTGTCTACAGGCGCATTTGTTACTTGCGTAGCATCAACATTAACGTTTACATTCCATTCGTACAGTTTGCCGTCATCAGGCAATACACCTAACAATATCTGACCAAATGTATCTAGTGACCATATGCTTGCAGGGTTTGTAGTGCTTACCACAGCAGGGTTACTAACTCCATACGGCCCTTGTCCATACAAACCTGTGCCAAATCCAGCGCCTGTATCTGCATCTGCACGCCCGGCAGTTAATCCGCTAGGCGTAATATCTGTTACAGCACCGCCAGCTGTCATAGCATATAAATGGCTATTTGTTCCTATCGCAGCCCATACTTGGTTGTTGTTATCACGCCAAGATATAACACGTCTTGCCTTGCCGCTTACAGTTGTAGTTGTTCTCTGTCTCCAGCCACCCATTGGCCCTAATGCACCAAATTGCCAACGCACAAGATTAGCATCAAAGTTACGGCCTTTAGACTGATACTCTGTGCCGTTAGTGTAAACACCGGGCGGAATGTTTAATGGTACTAACATTAACTAAAACTCACTGTAACTGTGTCTGTATTTATTACGTTGTTATCGGCATCTGTTACTTGGCATCTATAAACAGCATTGCCTGCTGATAACGCATAATTAAAACTAAATCTTGTAGTGTACTGCGTAGGTAGTTGTGGGAATAGATTTATACTACTTACAGTGCCAGATACATAAAACCATTGATATGTAAATGGCGCTTTACCACCTGTGACTGTTACCGCTGTGTAACCAGTGCCGGGGCTACTTGTAACGCCTGTATAGCTACCCAGTGATGAGTTGTATGATGTAGAGCCAAATAGTGCTGTTTGCGTTAGTGTTGCCTCAAATGCAGTAGAAACAACTTCCCATGCACTACCATTCCAACGCTTAACACCACTATTAGGTTCTACCCACGCACTACCATTGTAATACTTAGCTGTTGCGTCTGCAAATGCAGTGCCGTTATAAGTTTTTATTGCCATTATGCCGTTGTATCAAACCAAATGTCATCTGTTAGTGGACTTGTAGGCGCTGTATTGCCTACAGTTATTGTTCTGCCATTACCGCTTGCGTGTGCTACTTTGCCATCTAATGCTGCTTGCAGACCGCTTGTTTGCGCTATTGTTAGTGTATCATCTGCTATTGTGCCAACGCTTGTAGCTAATGTAAAATCACCTGTGCCGTCAAATGCTACGCTGCCTGTAACAACGCCTGTTAGTGTAACAGTTCTTGCAGTAGACCATTTATCCGCTGACGTTGCATTGCCTGTCAATACAGCATCAGTGCCATCTGTACCAGATTCGAGTATTTTGCTTGTACCATCACTTGCAAATACATCGCCTGTAACATCACCTGTTAAATTACCATCAAATGTCGGCCCTGTAACTGTGCCTGTAAATGTAGGGTCGGCTATTGGTGCTTTTGAGTTAGCAAGGTTTTCATTAGTTTTTACTTGCGCATCAATCGCTATCTGCGTGTTATTTAAATCACCGCCCCATGTATCTTGTGCAGTATTTGGTAGGTTGTATGTCCATCCATAGTTAGTTGTTGTAGGCATATCAATAGTATCCTGCTGTTGCGTTTATCATTTGTGGTTTAGTTCCTGACATTCTGCGCTTGTCTTGGTCATTCAATGCTTTAACAGCATCTTCAAACAATGCACTCCATACAGGTAATCTGCTGTCATCATTTAAAAAGGGTGCAGCGTGTAATAATGTGCCGTACAAATATATTTGCGGTGATTTACTTAGTAACCAATTTGTATCTACATCATTTACCAAAGGCGTTACTTCAGCCAAATATCTCATAATGCCAATAGTAGCATCTGGGGGAAACGGATAAAATAATAGTTTAGTGCCTTGTATAGAGTAAAATCTAGGTATACCAGAGTCAGCACCTATTCCATCTAATGAGTTATGCGGTACATATTGCAATGGATATTCAGAACTTTTCATCTGTATATTACGCATCTCTAAGAAGTTTGTAGGCAATGTTGTTTGCCCTACGTTTATAGTAAACTCAGTGTATTCTTCCATCTCAGATACATTGACTTTGCGATTAACGCTTTCTTCATTCATTTTAATAAAATTAGGTATTTGTGCAGTCAAATCATCACGATTTAACGTGTCATTTATAACTGTTTTTAATTCGCCTAGATTTGCAAATGCCATAACTACACCTTAAACTGCGCTACTCGCAATGCCTGAAACTCATTACTGTTTAATTTTTCTACAACACGAGGCCAATGGTCTTGATTAAATACATCAATGCCTTCTGTTGCTTTCCAATGCTGTATTAGCCCTAATGGTATTGTGCCAACTTTAACTAAATCAGCTTTACCTAGTGTGCCTTTAGCATCATATTGCTGTCTTTTATTGTGATCTAATATTTTAGTGACATCTTGTTCTGTTTTTACATACATTTCATCTGTTGCGCTATCAACTGCTAGGCTGTGTTTCATGCCTGTTGCTGAATCGTATGAAAATGGTTTAAAACTACTCATCTTAATCCCTTGCTACTACCAAATCGTTTTCTTCTAATAACTTAGCTTGCGCTGCATTTGTTTTAAATATGTCGCCTTTTTTGTAACATATTTCACTACCATCAGCATTTGATTTACCAGTTCTTATTTGCGCTATACCGCCTTTTTTAGTGACAATGCATTCAATGCCGTCATATTTTTGTATTTTTGCTTTAATCTTTGGTGCTTTTGCTTTTGGCATATTTATCTCCTAATTGTAGGGGCTGGCAAATGCCAACCCCCATTCGTTACCTAATACTAGGTTAAGTCTGCGGCTACGCCTAGACCTTTTTCGTTCTTCACGATAAGTGTCATATCACCAAGGATTTGACCTTTTTCGTTGTCACCAGTTTTGGATAGTTCTTCATAACGTGGTGAACGTAATGTACCTAAAGTACACATGGATGGGTCTACAAATAGAGCATCGCGTGTTAGGCCATACTGTACTGGTATTATAGTTAGTTTGCCGTGGTTAGACAGATAAACGTCTGCACCGCCAACAACTACGCCTTCATCCATTCCGTTGATTTCATAGCGGTTAGCTGCAAGTCCAGCAAATCCAGCAAATATTGCTTTATGAGCAGCACTCATATAGATTTGTGAGAATGTAGCGCCATTATTAAATCCAGATTGAATTACGGCATCCATGATGTCTTTAGTGAAAGTACGCTGTGTACCATTTGTAGCAGCAGCACAATCTGTTCCGCTATATCCACCATTAGCACCGCCTGAACCGCGTGACACGTTTGAAGTTGCCCATGCTAATGCACCAGCAGCTTTACGCCCAGTTGAACCTGATTCTTCAGATGAAGCAAAGTTACCAATGAAACGAGCTTCGAAGTCACGCTTTAGCTCAATACCTTTGATAAGTTTTTGTCTAGCCATTTCTGACGCTACGCCAGCTGAGTCAACAGCTTCTTGTATGCCAGCTACAACTACCGCACGCTTTTTAGTTTGTACGCGGTTAGCAACACGAGTTCTTGTGTTAGCTTCGAATGATGTAGTATCATCACCATCAACTTGTGCTGAAGCAGCATCTGGAGTTGCTAGTGTTTCTGTTTGCCACTCATGTCTTGTAGCCGTAACTTTTACGCCACCGCCTTTAATGTTTGAGCAGAATGGTGTTTTCTCAGGAGCAACGCGCTCGATGAGGTTTGAGAGGTCTTCTCTGTTGCCAGCAACACCTGCTGGTACGATTGTGTTTGTTGGTGCAGCCATCTTAATATCTCCTGTTGATAGCTAACTCGATAACAATAACGCTACAGCATCATCTAATGAATTAGACTTATTGAAACGTTTTGCAGCACGAGCTTTTCTTAATGAATTTGCATTACCCGCTGATTTGCCTTTTGACTTGATTGTCTTAGGCACAGGTTTTGCGCTAGTTTTTGAAAGTTTTTTCTGACTATTGCGGTATTTAATACCATCATAAGCCAAAGCTAACATTCCTGGCTTTGCAAACCTAAGTTCTTCTGGTGTAGCTCCTAAATCCAACAATGTCTTAGTCAATGTTTGTTGTATTTCTGGGCCTTTAACAGCATCCAATAAATCTGGAAATAGTTTAGGTACATTTGCAAAGTTTTCTTGCAATATCTGTTGTTCGTATTCTTTTTGTGCATTGACCGCAGATTCTTTATGAACCTCTAAGGCTTGCGACTCGGCTTCAAACAACGCTTTGTTTTGCAAGTATTCTGATGGGTCTCTTTGCGACATAGCTACCCAATCAATGTTATTCCAACGCTCATCAAACAATCTATCTAATGTTGCTGTTTCAGTTTGCACTGACTCAATAACATTATGTAGTTGTTCCATACGTTGCACTGACTGTTTAGTTACTTCAGCCGCAGCTTGTTGCGCTCTAGTTGTTTCAGCTTGTGACCGCTTAACTTCATCTGCAATAACAGATTGTGCTTCAGCAGGCAGTGATGAAAAAACATCTTTTGCGCCATCAGTCCAGAATTGGGGTGCGTCGATTGACGGTACATCTTCTTCCGCTTCAACTTCCTCAACTTCTTCATCTTCAAGGTTGACCTCGCTATCGTCAGGCTCCTCGTCGTCGTCGATGGCTTCTGGTTCACCATCTAGTTCAGTATCTTCTGTTTCTACTTCTTCTACAGCATTTGTAGTTTCTGCTTCTTCAGGCTTTGGCGGTTCTAACTGTGTTAGCTCGCTTACGGCTTGGTCGATACTTAAGGGGGCTTCATTACTCATTTTTTAGACTCCTTCTTGGTTAATCTTATGAGTGTCAATGTAGTTGTTTAGTTTACGTGGAATCTCACGGCACACATTGATAAGTGCTATAAGTTCACGTCGTTTATCTTCATCTTTTGCACCTGTTTTTAGTAGTGCTTCGTATGCTATTTCTTCCATGTTTTTTAGTGCTGTAGTTGTCAGCTTTAATTCACGTTTAGCCTGTGTAGCGTTCGTGCTTGCTTCTGCGCCATTTATTGTTGTCATGTTATAAGGCTACCACCTGGTCTAAATGATGATACTTCTTGTTTATATTGCATTTCCATTTCACGCATCTGCACAGCAAGTGCTGTTTCGCGGTCAATTTTCTCACGCTGTAAGGCATCGTTTGCAGCTATTTTTTCACGTTCTAATTGCATTTTGCTGTCTATTTCGTATTTTTTAAGTTCCATCTCTTGCTGTTTAGTTTGCGCTTCCATTTGCATTTTTATTTGTTCGCTGTTATCTTGCGGCTCTTGTCCTTGTTCACCCATACCAGGTTGCGGTGCAGGGAAAAACATTTCAGGCGCTTTTATACCAGCTTTTGTAGCGTATCGTATTAATGCAGCGTGTATTGACTCAGGCGTTGCAAGTGAACCTTGTGCCGCACCGCCTTGCTGATTAACAATAGCAGCTTGCAGATTTATAACCTCTTTAGCCAACAATGCTTCTTGTTGTTTGCCACCAGCACCAACACCAATCTCAATAGTCATATCATGTCGTCTACCCCACTTTGTAGGGTCTACTTGTGTCCATTTACCTCTAAGACGTACATAATCAGCTTCTGTTGCATAATCTTTAATAAGACAATGTATTCCTAGCATCATATCTTTGATACCGCCTTCAGCAAAAATACGTGCCATTAATCTTGTACGTTTTTTACCCTCAGAAAGCATTGTAAGCGCCCCTGAGGCCGTTTCGTGCAATGTGTCAGCCTTTATACCTGTTTCACCGCGCATTATACCTGTGCGACGCTCTGCCATGACATTTGCCGTTTCAAGACCTGTCATGTAATCAAAACCACTGCCAGCCAGTCTAACTGGTCTTACAGCACCGCCATTGCGTGATCGTATCGGAGCACCGGGCGTATTGTTAAGCAAATCAGATATAGTGTTTTCGTTTGCACCATCTTCTGATACTTCCATGCGTTGATTAAGGCTAAATGACAGTTCATCTAGCATATGTCGTTGTATGCCTGTTTTTACACGCTGTACTTCAATTAATTTGTCAGCTAATGACAATCCATAGAATTTATGTGGCATTGGGTATGGACATATACTAGAGTATTGTATATAGTCCGCATCTTCTATTTCCAATATTACAGACGCATCATCATTAGTTATAAGCCGCTTTATTTGGCCTTCAACACGTATGTAATGTTCTAAAACAGTAACTTGCTCCATAACACCTATAGAATTGTTAAATTGGTCATCTTCAGTGTCAAGACTACGTGCATCAGTAACAGTTTCATTGTCACCAGCGTCAATATTAGTTAAATTAGCTACTTTGTCAGGATCATAACCTTTTTCTAACAAATCTTGCTTACGTGTTTGTATTTGTGCTACGCAATATGTTGTATCGCGTAATTTTACAGTATCTTTTGCTACTGCAAATCGTTCAGCAGGTATAGTTTCTACTTTTACACGGCCTTTTGTAGTTGTTTTTGTAAATTCAGCGCCTGTTATAGTTATTTGGCCATCTTCACGTTCTTCTGTTTCACCAGCTGTTAATTCATAGCCGTTTTCAAGCATTGACATATAACCAAAGCCATCAATCTGCTCATATGTTTGTTTGTCGTCGTAGCTATCTTCTTCCCAGTACCAACGAAATATACCTGTTTTTAGCAATAATGCCTCTTTAATGCCATCATATAGCACCTGGAAGCCATTGTTTTGCTCAAAAAACACATGATTTATATAATCTGTTTCTTGTTGTGCAGCTTCCTCATCTTCTATTCCTACAGGCTGAAATACAGCAACATCTTCGCCTGACAGTATTTCTACAAGGTCAGGCAGTATAGATTCAACATTGTCAGCAATATCTGTACTTACAGTTTTACTACGCTGTCCAAATACAGACACATCAAACACATCGCCATTGTAATAACGTAATGCTATTTCACGACTGTTTGTTAAGTCACTGTCATGTGACATACCAATAGATTGCTCAAACTCAGCACGTACCATAGATAGTACATCGTCATTGCCAGCATCATCAACGCCATCAGCAGTGTTGTTTTCATCGTCGTCAAATATGTCTGCGTTATATTCTTGCATTATATTGCACTTCCGTAGTTAGGCATTATCAGTGGTTTTGCTTTACGTCTAACAAATCTATCCGACATTATTGCCATTAATCCAAAACTATCAGCATCATGTGATGACCAATCGTGATTAGGGCCAAGTCCTATTTCACGGCCATCAGCAGGGCGCTTTTCGTGATACCAACCAAGTGATACTCGGCCAGCCTGTGTTTTTTCTCTAACAAACTTACATTTAGGCAGTATGCGTCTTACAGCTTCAACGCGTTGCATTGCTGCGCCTTTACCTTGGTTTGTTAATGGTTTTAACACCTCAAACCCACCATCTCTCCAATGATCTTCTATTCTTTTGCCTGTCCAGCTATTCTCATTAACACCATCATGCGGTAGTTGCATAATAGCGTGAGGCCATCGTCTACGCATCTCATTAATGTGATAACTAAGTACCTGACCTTGTGCTATGTAATGGTCAAGTATGTGTATCCAATCACCTACAAACTGCGCTAACCAAATAGTATAACTATCAGCTTTAGCACCAGAGCCGCCAATATCGTGAAAGCCATATACAGGCAATGCCGGGTCAATAGGTAGACTATCAACTATGCGTTTATCACGTTCAGCTTGTGCTAGTAGTTTAGAGAAATATGCGCCTTCATGCACACTGGCATAGTCGCCTTCCCATATCCATTCATAGCTGTCTGGTCGTTTTTCCTGATCTTCTACACGCTGATTAGCTAATCGGGTTTTATTAAACCAAGGGTTATCTTTCCAGTTCATTTGTACTATTTTACTGCTTTCAGGCGGTTCTTGCCTAAAGCGTTGGTCTGTAGCACTACCTTTGCGTTCTGGGTTCCATGTTACCCATATTTCAGAGCCTTCTTCACGAATTGTAGGGAGTAGTTTACTCCAAGCTAATTCGCTTACAGGTTCTGCTTCGTCAATCCAGCAGAGCATAATACGCGCTTTTGACTTAATACTTTCAAGGTTATGCCTTAGTCCGCTAAAACTATAATCAACACGCCCTGGCATCTTAGGGTTAGTTCTTATAAACTTTTCGCCTACCTCATAACATTGTGACAACCATTGATTACCTAATATAGCTGCTTTTACCTCAGCAAAACTACTATCATTTAAACTGTTTAACTGCTCACGAGCGCAAAGTATTTGTCCACTTTCTCCGTTACTTGCAAGCATTGCGCCTCTTACAGCTGTCATCATGGCAAAACTACGTGTCTTAGCACTACCTCTGCCGCCATATGCGCCTCTAAAATCAGCCTTACCTTCAAACACAGGTATAAGCTTAGGTGGTAATTCTATGTTAATTGCTGTCACTTTTTGGTGCTGTCAATTCTATTTTATTTATTATTTTAAATGGCTCACCGCTATCATCATTAGCCACTTGCATTGGCAATACCTTGCCTAGCAACGTCATAAATGCGGCAGGATTTTCTTCTGCACGTTCACGTAAATACTTAACAAGACCATCTTTACCGCCACCTGTTTTGATCGCAGCTTGCAATATTGCATCTTTTAACAATGCAGTTTGCTTATTGGGTGTACCTTTTTGTCGGCCACCTGTTTTCTTATGTCCCGGCTTAAAACCCATTTCTTTGCCTCAATTCTGCATCAGATATTGAACCCATACCTCTTATTTGATTGTTTAATGTTTGTTGTTGCATCATGCGATTATAATTATTAAATGGATTTTGCATTTGCGGATTAAGCCTGTTCGCGCCACCAATGTTACCCATAAATTGCGGTCTGTTAAATTGTGGTCTTTGTGGTACAATGTCATTTGTCATTGCGCGTGGTGGCATAGTTTCTCTTGTTGGCTGATAATCGTTAGGTATTAGATCTCTTTGCATATCCATATTTTGCCGCATATTAGCACGATTAAATAATCTGCTGTCGGATATAGGATTGCTCATGCCTATGTTTTCGCTGCCCATTGGCTGCATATCACCTATACCTGGTGTTGATTTTATGTATCCTTGCTCTGGCTGCTTAGGCATAAACATATCTCTATCATTTATTGTGTTTATGTTTGGCATTGTAGGCTGTGGCATTTGTGCAACATCAGGTCTTGATTTTATGTAGTCTGGCACAGAATTTTGCATCATAGGTTGTTTTGGTGTTTGCATTGGTTGTTGTTGACGCATCATACCGCCAGCAAAACCAGGTTGTTTAGTTGCACGTTGCAAAGGTGCTGTACCCATATTATTACGACGACCACCGCCAGGTTTATTAAATCTATCTAATCCAGGTCTACCAAACATAATATACTCCTAATACCCAGGTATCTTATAACCGCTTGATTTACGCTTACTAGAACGCTTTTTACACTTACCCATCTTCTGACAGGTCTTAGGACTGGTACATGATTTACAAGGTTTCATAAAAAATTTTTCCAAAAAAAAATGACGCAATTCCCCCATAGGCCTTAACAAAAGGCGAGGTGCGAGGCTTCAATATTGGTTGAACGCGCGGCATCATCTGTTGTATAATTACCACAGGGCAAAAAAAATTCAAGAAAAAAAATGGGGATATAAAAATAGGTGGTGATGTATATATAAAGTTAAACATATAAATATATATAAGATGGTGGGGTGGGGTGCTAGGAACAAAAGGTGAACATACCCTCCGGGAACAAAAGGTGAACATCCTGCTTTGTCTGAGTTGTTGCGCGTTTGCAACAGTCAAATAATTCACAAATATATATAAGGGGGGGGTATAAATTAACTTGATATTTACTTTTAATCTGGTAGAATAATTCCATCATAAACAAAAGGATTAAGATTATGACAAAGCAACAATTTATTATTGAATGTAACGAGCGTTACATTTGCCCAAATATAGCATTAGAAAATGAAAACATATTAAAAGCATTGCAAGAGCCTAGCTCTTTTATATGTCACGAGAATGTCTGTACTATATTAGATTATGAATTTTAAGAAAGGATTAAAGATTATGACAAACACAAAAGAAAAAATAAGCGACATTGAGAGCCACGTTCGGTCAATAGTTAATGACATTGAGCAAGGCATTACAATCACAAAAGATGACATTGATAACGGTTATTATGATTATGATTATAGTGAGGGAGATATCTTATCAGCTTTTGATTACAGAAAAGACGTGCTGGAAACAACATATTTAGTACATAAAAATGATTTAGATGATTTTGATTTAGATGATTTTTATAAATGGGATAATGAATATTATAGATTATCCGAAACAGATTATAAAGAATTACTACAAATTAACCCTGACCATATGTGTGAAGGTTTTGCGATTCTTGTTGCATTTGGCGGCCCTAACATCTGGATAAATACAAAAGACAGACAAGTTGAGGGTTATTGGTGGGGTGATAACTTTACCTTATCATACAAGAATGATGAAATGGGCATTCATGATTGCGAAATTGAATTGATAGGGTGCTAATAATGTTTAAATATTTTACATCAAAAGAGTTCATTTTAGATCTTGTCAATCTTTTCACAATGGCCGCATTTACAGCCATTTGCACGCTTTGGTTCATTGTATTGACTTAAATATATAATAAAACTTATTATCTTATGGCCTCGCTTTTAGCGGGGTTTTTTTATGCCAAATCGGCTGCTACCCCATGTTCATGTTTTGTTCCATAAATATCAATATAAAAAGTCTCGTAGGATGGCCGCTGAGAGCGTTTTGTGTATAGCTTGGTATGATTGGTTATCAAAAAATACCTGCTCCAGGGGGGCTGTTGTAGAGGTTTACAGAGGATTTTTGATTTCTTAGCCCCTGATAACCACCATTTACCACTCTAAAATAGAATGAAAGCGCGATTTTATTGGGTTTATGTATCAGTAAAGATCTAAAAAACATTATTAATAGTCCCTTATCTATTCTAAGTACTATCTTCTATATACTATTTAGACATAAAAAAAGGCCACCTGAGCGACCTAATAAGTTTATTATTGTTGTTTAGTTGTTTTTATCTTCTAAATAAATGCAAATCAATTTCAACTGTAACATCGTCTACAGTCGTTTTATCATCTTCTAGTTCAGTGGCTAAATCATCAGCTTCATTTTCATTTAAACAGAAACCTACTTGCTCTAATCCTACCCATACACCCCAAATTTTGGCATCTTCTATCATTTTTTAATCCTTTATTTTATCTATTAATTATATTAATTTTCGACTGGCATAATATCAAGGCGCTTTAATTCGGCTTTTGGTGAATAGGGCGAAGTTTTATCGAAATCATACCAAAAATCATCTATAGAATCATATAAGCATATGTCGTGCCTATCAATTACGGCAACCTTTTTATTTTCTATATTGTCACCTAAATATACAACGCGCGCTTGATAGCCTCCGCCAAGTTCTATTATTTCTGTTTTTAAATGTTCGTATGTCATAACTTAATCCTTTATGTGGCTTAATTGCCTATTATTAATATAGCAGAATAGCCATTATTAACAAGATATTTATTTCTTTTTAGCCGTTTTTTTAGCCGCTTTAAAAGCTTTAGCAGTTGGCGCGCCTTTAGTGCCTACTTTTCTCATTTGCTCATTAGACCCCTTTGCAATACGTTTTCGCTTTGCATGAATATTGGCATATAGCCCTTTTTTATTTGGCATTTTAAGATCTCCCTCTGTGCTCTTTTAATAGTGTTAAAAGTTGTTCTTCATTAAATTCTAAATCGTGCGTTTTATCCCACTTAGCAATGTAATCGTCTAACCAATCAATATGACTATTTAAAACACTTATTAATTCTAATGCGTCAATGTATGGTAAATTATGCTTTTTAGTATATTCTTTTAATTCGTTTATTAGTAGTTTTTCCATTTTTCTAATCCTTTTTAAATGGGTTGTAAGTTTCATCAAAATCATATTCACTGAAACAAATTTCATTATTATTGTTATTAATTAAAAAAGAGTTTATTACTGAAGATTTCTTTTTTAATTTGTCAACTTGTGTTGTGGGTATATAGCAAAAATTATCTTTTATATAATAATCATAACCTATCAAATTAAATTCTGTTCTGTCGAAATATACAATAGTATCTTTATCAAAAGTTTTTATATCATAGTTCATTTTTCTAATCCTTTCTAAATGATAACTTACTATAGCTAATTGACAACATAATACAAGCATAAAACCCAATAAAACTGCACATTTTGCAATAAAATTTTCACTTGGAATGCAGCACATATGGAATTAAATTCACGTTACTATTGCATTAATATTATTATTATGTATATTAAAAACACATTTTAAAGAAAGGATTATAAAATGTTAAATAATGTAGAAATAAAAACAACATTAAACACTGCAATAGATGAGATTACAGAGGTGCTTGAAAATTATTCATGCGTATATAAAAAACCATATGCAAACAAAACATATGATTTATTTGCTGTTGATGGTGATTTATCAGCGTCTGGGATGTCAAATCAATCAACTGTATTGACAATTAAGCGTGAGCAAATGTTTAAGGTCGAAGCCTATATTGAAGTTCAAAAAATATGGGATGAAACGCTAGCAATGCTTAGTATTGGTATTTCTAAAGTACATAAAAAACACGCTGAAAAATTTGAAATACTATATCAACTCTGGCGCAAATCTAATGCGTTGATGGCTGATATATTTGACAACAAATATTGCTATCGTTCAACATGGGCTTTTTTAAGCAAATAAAAAGGATAATAAAATGAATAATATATTTGGTAAAGAAGTATGTGTAGATTGTGACAACAATTGCTCTCCCGGGACAGGCAGGTATGTCAATCGTTATCCCTACTATGGTGATGATATTGAAGGGTGGAGATGCGGAATCTGCGCGGAAGAAATTGAAACAGAATTTAATGAAAATAAAGGATAATAAAATGACAGAAGTAGAAAAAAAAGAAAAAAACGATATTTTACTGGATATACTTGAATTAAACGATGATGCACAAAATATTTTAGAAGCATTGATTGAAATTGCGACATTAGACCAATTTTATGAGCTATATAATAGCTTTTATGAACCACCCGAAGAACGCTCTGACTGGGAGGAGCACAATACTATGTCGAGTGTTTATCATACACCATATTCAATATGAAAAAGAAAGCCCTTCGGGGCTTTTTTATTTGCCTGCTTTTCTGCTATTAAACCATTTAATGTAATAACTATAGGCATCACTACGGCTTATATCAAACCTATCAGCTAAGTAATCAGGGCTTTTAGTGTAATCTAGCGTTACTGATCTACTGAGCCTATCAAGATAATCATAATATTGTTTCATTTGTTTAGCCTAATTTCGTCTAAAGCTACTGTGACTGCTCTTGCCGCCCCTAATATTTGCAGATTACCTATTAGATTGCTGTCAGTGACTGACAATACAGATATCTGTAACCCAGTAAAAGGCCCACTATCAATTTTTAATATATCATTTTTTTTATATCTCGGTTTGATTTGCTCAATACTATTTTTTAATTTACCTGTTTTATAACCAACAGGATATATTTCTTTTAGCTCACTAATAACGCTGTCATGCAGTCGATATGGTGACGTGCCATCGTATAGCAGACCATAAATATTTCTATATTTGCTTATTAGATCATAAATTTCTGTAAAATCATCTACATTAATAAGTAGATAACCTAGTAAAACAGGCAAAATATAATTAACTCGAACCCTAGATTTTTTCTGTTGCTTACTACGCCTAACAGCTTTTTTCTCATAAGGGCTGTAAACTTCAATATTATTATCAGTTAATAAATCATGAATTTTAAATTCTGTGCCAGTTTTAACTTTTAATAAGTACCACATTAATATTCTCTAACAGCGATAAGCTTTTTAAATGGTGATGTTTTCATTAAAAGAGTGCATTGATACTCTGTACCGCGCCAAGCATATTTGCTATTTAATGTTAAGGTCTTGCCGCTTAAATGTAAATATCCACCATTAGATTTTAAATAATAACCTTTTCCGGGAGGCGCAAACTTCACAGGTATAATATTTTCTGGCTGTGGCGTTTTTACTTTTATAAAATATTTAGGTGCATATTTACGCATTTTGTAAAATGTCGATTGACTTACTTCAGCCAACTCACAAATATCCGGGGTGCTGTATCCTGCCTCAAAAAGTCTACGGCATTTATGTATTATTTTAATATCTGTATATTTTTTATATTGATTAGATACTTTAGGAACTAATTTAAATTTGACAGGTTTTGGTTTTTTTTGATGACCGCGCTTTGGCAATGTATCCCGGTTGCGATGAGCAAACTTATCAACAGAGGACTTAGTAGTGCCTAGCTCTGCTGCAATCTGATCTACAGAAAGTGTTTCATCTTTCCATAATGTTATTATTTGTAATATCTTATCTTGTGTCCAAAATCTTTTAGGCATTTTTACCAACGTAATTCATTTCTCAATCCTTTGTTATTACATTCATTATAAGCAAAAACTTAATCCTTGCAATTAGGAAAACATTTCCTTATGATATAGACATTAAAGGAGAAAAATAATGAAACATACAATTGAATCAATCATAAAAAATTGCGGTGGCTCAAAAGCTATTTCAGAGAATACAGAAATAAAACAAGATAGTGTCAGAAAATGGCGCATCTTTGGTATCCCGGAATCTCGGTGGTCATGTATTATTAAGCTACATAAAGGCAGATTAACACCTAACCAACTACACAAACTAAACAAGATTTGTAGAGGGGAGTTTTAATGTGGGTGCTACCGAAAAATTACCAACTGTCGTCAGCTTTTGCAGCGGATATGGTGGAATCGAAAGAGGACTTGATCTTGCAGGGTTTGAACATAGAACAATCGCTTATGTGGAGATCGAAGCCTTCGCCATTACAAACTTGGTGCAGAAGATGGAAAGAGGACTCATTCCTGCTGCACCTATTTACACGAATCTTAAAACCTTCCCAGCACAAATCTTTAGAAACAAAGTTGACATCATCACTGGAGGATATCCATGTCAGCCGTTTTCACAGGCAGGTAAAAGACAAGGAAAAGACGATTCCAGACACTTGTGGCCTGTCATCAGAAAACACATGGAAGCAATTAGACCTAATAGAGTTATGTTCGAAAACGTCGAAGGTCACATATCGCTTGGACTCTCCACAGTCATTAGCGACTTGGAAGAAGATGGTTACAATGCAACGTGGGGAATATTCAGCGCGCGTGAAGTTGGCGCACAGCACCAAAGAAAAAGAGTCTTTATCATGGCCGACAGCTACAGTATTTGACGCGACAGGCGGTGGCTATCCAACTGAAATAGTTAATGGTCAATACAAATCAAAACACAGCAAAGACCCAGACAGCGCTTGGTATGGCGCTAAGTTAGCAGATGCAGTCAAAGTTAATTGGCCTACACCAGCCACCAGAGATTATAAAGGTGGGCAAAACGTTGAAACTTGTAAAGCAAAAAATCGTAATCCAATGACTAATAATTTAGCTGACGCAGTACGAGCTACAACCGACAGCAAAGCACTGAATCCAGATTGGGTCGAAAAACTAATGGGTTTACCGCCTGGTTGGACTGCACTGGATGGCGATAGCAATGAATGGCAAAATAATTGGTCAGGGGATTGGGAGGGTAACACGCCTCGTACAACTGATGTAAAGAAAAACAGAGTTGACCGCATTCGTATGCTTGGAAATGGTGTTGTTCCTGCAACAGCAGCTAAAGCTTGGACAGTGTTGTCTGCAAGATTAAATAAAGGAGATTAAAATGAAAATACAAAAACATGAAGGCGAAGTCACTGAAACCTTTTACACTGAACATCCCTACTTCAATCGCATGATGCTGCACCGAGCAAAGCGGAGAAAAGATACTAGATCACAACATTACTGGCAGAAACTTGTGAATGAAGAAACTACAGAGGCGCTCAGGAGGTTGTTCGATGAAGTTTAGCGAGCACCCGGATTACGTCAAGTACCGCACAATACCTAATTATTTGTACGCCAAGATAGCTATGGAGCAGTGTGGCAAGTGTGGCTGTGGCTGTGGGAGAGATTTGGAATTTGAACAACGTAAAATACGCATTGAGCATATTATGCAAAGAGCATTTGGCGGCAAGCATGAAGAAGGCAACATAGCGCTTTGGTGCGTTAAGCCTTGCGGACTCGCTAAAGACAGGAGAGATGCGGCTAACCGCAGGAAAGTCAGAAGCTTAACAAAGTCTACTAAGAAAAGTCAGAAGCCTAAACAAAAAATTGTTGGCCGTACAAAAATTCAATCGCGTGGATTTGGCGACAGCTACAAACCTAATATTAAGGAAATTGATTGATGTATAAACGTAACAAATACAACGCCATCAAGGTCAAAGATGATGGTATGACATTTGACAGCAAGCGTGAGCACGCAAGATACCTGCACAACAAGCAGCGCTTAAAAGATGGTGAGATATCAGACCTTGAGATACACCCAGTCTACCAGATATTAGTAAATGACCAAAAGATATGTAGATACACTGCTGACAGTCAATACAAGAACAAAGAAGGCACATTAATAGTGGAAGATGTTAAATCACCTATCACTGCCAAGCAAGCACGCTACAGGCTAGTTAAGAAGCTTATGAAAGCTGTGCATGGGATTACTATCCTGGAGGTGTACTAAAAAAATAGGGCGATAGAAAAGGATTAGAAAACTACCGCCCAGATGCCATCACTATTGGGGAAACCAATGGCTTTACATAATAATAAATACAATATAACATATTGCAAGCAAAAAGGATTAAAAAATGCAAGATTATCACTCACCAGAGGCTGAACAGGCCATTATAGGCGGTCTATTACGCGATAACGACTACTACGATGTAGTTAGCAACAGCCTAGCGCAACAACACTTCTACAACCCAATAAACAGTAAGATATATATTATCATCAGCGACAGGCTAACATCTGGACACAGCGTCGATGCAATATACGTAAAGAACCAATTGACAATGTTAGAAGTTGATGTTGACCTAGCAGAATATTTGGCAACGTGTGTTCATACTTTTGCTGGTGACGAAAATGTAGTTAAGTCATACTCCGAGATAGTTATAGATTACGCTAAACGTAGAGAGGCAGATTATCTTACCAGAGCTTTGCAAGGCAAATTGAATGACAATGAGCAAGCAATAGATACTGTATTGCAAGATTACGTTGCTGATATCGATGCTGTTATGCTTGATGGCAATAAGCAGCTTACCAAAAGTGAAACATCAAAACAGTTATCAGATACTTTCATAGCAGACTTGAACGCAGATAAAGAGCAAGCAAGCTGTTACTCTGGTTACTTTCATCTTGACCAGATGCTCGGTGGATTTGTCCCGGGCAGAGTTTATGTTATGGCAGGAAGGCCATCAATGGGCAAGTCAGCAGTAGCCTTAAACATTGCAAAAAATGTAGCTATGCAGAGAAAAGGTGTAGTGTTTTTATCACTTGAGATGACTAACAGCGGCCAAACTGAAAGAATTATCAGTAGTATTGGCGCTACTGCATATGGGCCACAGAATTTTCCAATTTACAGTCAGTTGCGACACGCATGGCGCGAAAACAAATTAAGAGATAAGATACAGAGAGCTGCAGACATATTTGCTAAACTACCTATTGAATGGGAAGAAGGTGTTGGATTAAACCTCAACAACATCAAGCTAGTGACCAACAGAGCCATACGCTCGTTACGTGCAAGCGGTAGTGATTTGAAGTTACTTATTATTGACCATATCGGTCACGTTGCTGGAACGCGGCCAGGGCAATCAAACTATGAAAAGGTTACTGAAGTTAGTAATGCGCTGATATCCATAGCAAAGCAGTACGAAGTACCCGTACTGGCATTATGCCAACTATCCAGGGCAGTAGAGCAAAGAGATGATAAGAGGCCACAGCTTAGTGATCTCAGAGAATCTGGTCATATTGAGCAAGATGCAAGTTGCGTGATAGGTATCTATAGAGATTTCTACTATGCTGAACGCGAAGCCAGAAACGCCAGAGGTAATGACAATGACTTAACAGCAAGATTAACCGAAGGGCAAAACAAACTTGAAATGATTGTAACAAAAAACAGACATGGCAACATAGGTGAAGTCAATTTATATTGTGAGCTATCAAGAATGTTTATAGATAATCCAAACCAAGATTATAGGAGTCGAAAATGAAAAAAGGGATTTGGGGATGGGAAGATGCCATCACAAAAAGCAATTTAGAGCCAATGACTAGATTAGTATTGCTGACATTGCGTACTTACATGAATGCTAAGAATGAGCAATGCTTTCCGGGTGCAAAGAAAATAGCACAAAGCAGTGGTATGAGTTTGAGAAGTGTATTTACACATTTAAAGAAAGCGGAGAAGGCTGGCTATGTTGTAATTACAAAGAAGAAAAGTGATAATGGTGGACACGATAGCAATGAATATACTGCTTGTTACCCTGTGCAGGAGGTGCATGACCTGCGTGCAAGAGTTGCACCACCGATAGTGCAGGAGATGCATACTAACATACAAGTTGAACAAACAAGTAAACATAAAGAGCTTTTTGAACAGGTTTGGAGTGAGATTAATAGTAAGCTAGTTAAATCTAGGCAGGGCGGTAAAAAAAGAGCATATGCTAGATTTGTACAGCTATGTAATGAACACGACCCTAACACGTTGGCTGATGCTATTAGAGGCTATTATAACGATGCACAACAAAAGAAAAACAATTATGCTTATGCAGCGAGTATTGTTGCTTGCTTAGGTATTAAAGAATTATATGCAGGGTACTTGAATGATAAAATAACAAAAGAGGAGGGTAAGAGCGTTTATGAAAAATATATAGAAAAAAATAAATTGACAACGTAAAATAAATCCGTAGTATATACATATTAATAAAGGAAAACATTATGAAAACTTCAGAAACAATAACTAAAATTGCGCCTGCGCTTGTAAAAGCTATAGGCTCTATCCAGGGAGCCGCTAAAGACGGCAGAAACCCACACTTCAAATCAAGCTACGCAACACTATCAAGTGTTGTAGATGCCGCTAGGTTACCGCTATTAGAAAACGGAATAGCTGTGATACAATGCCAAGGCGGTATTACTGAAAGCAATACAGTCGTTATGTCTACACGATTGCTACATACTAGCGGAGAATGGTTAGAAACAGTCTGCGAGGCAAAGCCTAAATCATTCGCACCCCAAGACATTGGCAGCTCTATTTCCTATTTGCGTAGATATGGATTAATGGCGGCAGTCAATATGCCAGCAGAAGATGATGATGGTAACGGCAGTTCATTAGGTAAACAGCAAGACGACGTTAAGTCAGTTGACCTAGAGCCTATGTTTATAAAGATATCAGAATCAATGGATAATGATTCCCTTGCTACAGTTGCTAAGGAAATTAAATCTGCTAAGTTACCTGCCAATGCAAAAGCTAAGTTGCGACAAGCCTGGGCAGAACAAAAAGCTACATTGATTGCTGTTGAGAAAGCAGAAGCGTGAAAATCGTAGACGTACAGCAAGGTAGCCCAGAGTGGTTTAGTGCGAGGTGTGGTAATTTTACTGCATCTCGCGTTAAAGACATACTTGCTAAGACAAAATCTGGATATAGTACATCGCGCAAGAATATGATTGTTAAGCTTGCCTTAGAGCGCATGACAGGCGAGATTGAGGAAACTTATAGTAATGCGGCCATGCAGAGAGGGAACGAGCTTGAACCAGAAGCGCGAAATTTTTACTCCTTTGAAACAGATGTAATCGTAACGGAGGTTGGCATGGTCATACATCCACAGCATGATCACATCACTTGTAGTCCAGATGGTTTAGTGGGAGATGATGGTTTAGTAGAAATCAAATGCCCTGCAAGTATGGCTAAAATGGTAAGCTACCTTGAAAAAGATGCACACGCTAAAGAATACCAAATACAGTTACAGCATCAATTACTTGTTACAGGTAGGCAGTGGGTAGACATTGCCGGGTATGATCCAAGGTTTCCAGAGGGTTTACAGCTTGCTGTTTGCCGTGTAGAAGCTGACAAGCAAATGCAAGCAGAAATATTATCAGAAATACAAAGTGCAAACGAAGAAGTAAACGCGCTTGTAGAAAAACTTAATCAACTAAAAAAGGAAAAAACATGATTAACAAAGCAACACTAATTGGCAACGTTGGTAACGACCCAGAAATAAAGACATTTGCTAATGGCAATAAAGTAGCAAACTTTAGCCTAGCAACGACTGACAAATGGAAAGACCGCAGCACAGGTGAGATGCAATCTAAAACTGAATGGCATAAAGTAGCTGTGTTCTCAGAAGGTTTGATAGGTATTGTAGAGCGCTATGTAACTAAAGGTAGTAAGCTTTATGTTGAAGGCAAAATACAGACAAGAAAGTGGCAAGATATGTCTGGCAACGAAAAATCTATGACTGAGATAGTTTTAAAGGGGTTTACAGGTGTTATAACGCTCCTGGATAGCCGTGAGAACAGTTTTGGTAGTGTTGGTGCAGACAGAGGTGGTTATGCTCCTGTGGCGAAGCCTGTAGACCTTAACGACGAGATACCATTTTAGATGGGTCAGCATACAGTACAGATAAAATGTGAAGCAGATAAGGTGGAGTGTAAACGCCTTATCGACCACTCACCTATTGGTACATATGTGCGTTATACCAGGAATGTCAGAACCATACCGCAAAACTCTAGGCTATGGGCATTGCTATCAACTATATCAGTAGCTATGCGATGGAATGAATTTGAGGGATATCACACAGTATTAAAGTCAGGATTAAAGTCAGGTGAGAAGTATAGCCCAGAAGAATGGAAGGATTACTTTTGCCATATGTTACGCGGCAATAAATTTATGCCAGACGAACATGGGCGTGAGCAGATACCTGTTGGTATGTCTACCAGAAGCATGACTAAAGACGAACACAATGATCTACAGTCTCTTATAGAAGCTTTTGCTGTAAGGTTTGGAATAGGAGTGAGAGACCTTGAAAAATAAAAAGAGAGAAGCAGGATTACAGAAAAGGCAGTATCACCATATGCCTGTCCAAGTGCTTAATGAGGTTGCAGATGCCATGACCGAAGGTGCTGACAAATATGGTACTTATAATTGGAGATGGGAAAAACTGCATTACAGCGATTATTACAGCGCAGCACTAAGACATCTAATGGCATTTTATGGTGGTGAGGATTGTGACCAGGATTCGGGATTATCACATATAACTAAAGCTATAGCTGGCCTTATTATACTGCGAGATGCTATGTTAAACAATTCTGTAATTGATGATAGGTACGAAGCCATAACTAGAATTGATAAGTAATGTCAAATATTGTAGATACGATAACATATGAATTATCTAAGCAAAACAACTCTATAGTAGATAGTGCAAATTATTTACTTAGTTGGAAAGTTTTATATGTTATTACATATTTTTACAAGCAGCCAATAATAATAAAAAACATAGATGGCACAACAGAAACACATTATTCGCATCATATTATTAACACAAAAAAAGTTACTAACTACATACATTACAGGGGTATTGAGAGTTACAATCCAACAATTACAATAAATAATAAAACGCAAAAAATGCCAATGTCTATATTAGAGAGTGAAGATATAATAGAAAAAGAAGTACACAAATACATTGTAGAAACAAACAAAACGCAAGTGCATAATAGTTTTACGGGTAAACACAATAAAAAAAAATTACAGACATTATTAAAAAAATTAAAAAATTAAGATACACAGTATGAAAATTTGCCATTGTAATAATAAAAAAAACACGCCTACTTATTTTTTAAATATTGTATTAGATACGGGTAGTGATAAAACACAAGATGAACATATATTTGCACCAAACATACATTGCGGTATTTGTGGTGTTAAAATAAAAGAGTCTGATTACCATAAAATAAACAAAAAATCTAAAATTTTGCGTGCAATGCAAGAAAAAAACGTAGAATTAACCCAATCAGTGCCTTATGATATTAAATATTATAAATGCATTGTTACTAAAAAAGGTGCAGACGCAAAATTACATACTGAAAAAGGTATATGTGAAGAAGGCGAATGTGTTAAATTTGATAGTAATCTGATACCAAGTCTCGTTAGTAATGGTTTTGTAGTTCGAGTTATTGATTAATAACGTCAGCTAAACTTTTACCATTAATGTAGAAAAACATTGAACGCTTGCCGTTGCCATTAATAATTACATCAGCACAGGCCCATGTAGATAGACCAACTTTGTAGGGTTGCTTTAAGGTAGATACACCTGTTTGCCATGCACCTCCGCTAATACCGGGAGAATGACTGTGGCCTATAACAGTTTTATACATAGCATTGGCAAAGCCTTTAATACTACCTCTTGAGCCATTAGCGCCTCTATCACCATGCTGACTTACATCTATACCTTTTATATTTGCACGCTTATTTGCATTAACAAACTTGTAACATCCTGGTATGTATTTTTGAAACGCACACTCTAATGCTGATTTATTTTTGTAGGATATCTCCGCAAGTAATTCAGAACCTATCGCTGCATTGTGTGGCTCTTTAAGGTGTCTGCCTTCATTTAAATAACGCTCAATATGCCTGTCATGATTGCTGTCTACTATCCAATTTTCTTTACCGCCTGTTTGCACTATGTGTGCGGCAGTATGCTTTAACTCCCACGCTAAACTATTCATACGCATATTAAAGACTTTTATCTTATCAAGTAATTTATGGTGATGTGATATAGATACGCCATCAAATACGTCATGAAATACGTGTATATCTGGTTTAAGTCTATCGCACAAACTAGCTCTAGCTTTTAGTATAACTCTATCGTGCATAGCCGCGTGGTCATCACCTCTAACAATAGCCGCTGCGTTTTCACCGGGTTGTAATCCTTCTGGTGTCCAATACTGATCTAAAAAGTAAAAACCTTTACCATCCCAAATTATCTGCGTGTGGTAAAACTTATCACCAACAAGTTTAACATATGTTGCCGCAAATACATGATTGAATTTAGCCTTACCACCAGCTTTTGTCCTAGTATAAGTTTTACTGGTACAGCTGCCTGTGGTTTGTAGCATTTTTGGTAGTTCATCACCCGGTGTTGCGGCTAACCGCAAGTGCAGTGATGTAGCGCCATAAACAACTGACCTCTGTCCGCTATGAGCCTGCATACCAGATAAAGGGTCTACAGCGGTAGCTACCAAGCGTAATCCAGATACCATGAATGACTTGCTAAGTATCAAATCATCAAGCAATGCATAGTTATGTATAGCGACAGGCCATTGATAATCTTTTTTAGATATCAGTGTATTGTGTCTGTATTTAAGGGGAATGATTAACAGCTGGCTTTTATGATGTTTACTAAACAACTCTAGCGTATCAAAAAACTTTTGGTTTAATGTGCTGTTATTTGTTGCAGATGTTATTAAAAATGACTTATACTTCTTCGCAGCTTTTATATCTAAGTTGCTCGGACACTCTACGTCATTCGTTTTATATTTTGGATTATGTGGCTCTAATTTAATACCTAATATACGTTGCGCATTACTTTTATGTTGTCGCATTGAGCGCTCTGTATTTGTCTTAATGCCAGCCTGATTCATAGCATCAGCAAGGGATGTGCTGTTAGGCCAAACTTCTGCTATCTTTTTAGCGCGTTCAATACTTGTGTGTGTTTTCATTACGCAGTTCTTTTGTAATGCTCATCTTCATAGCTAGTATTTTGACCTCTGCTACCAAACCACCAGCCTACAACCATTGCTGTCATGTTAACTAATGCTAAGTCAAACGGATTTGCAAGCATCTGGTCAAACGCTGTACCAATTAAAGCTACTTGGTCATTCAAGTTAGTTACATCCTGCGTTAACTTATCTGTAATAGCGTAGTATTCGCTTGTGCGCATGCTTGTCATTAAAACTAAATACCAAGTAATGCCGGGGCGCGTTATTGATCGCATAAAGTTAGCAATGTCGCCTAACATTGACTTGCCCCATCTAATCTTGCTTAAATTGTTTTCAGCATCTTGAGAGTTGGTAAACGCAGATATGTTGCCAGAAATTTCTGTTAGTGCAATCTCTTGCTCAGTTTCTTCACGCTTTGCTTTCATTGACATTTCAGTCAGCGCTAACTCTTGCTCAAACTCCAGACGCATACGCTCTGTTTCATGTTTAAACATATTGCGCTCATGCTTACGCTGCAAGAACGCGCCAAAGATACCAACGCCTGTTGATAGAATAGGGGATAAAATATCAATCATTTGACCAAAACTCCAATGACTTATCACCGCCAAACCAATGTCTGCGACGACCTGTATCTATGTGCAGAAATGTCTGATAATAACCAAAGCCTGTAAACCCGGCAGACTTACACATAAAGTTTAATTCTTCTTTGTTGTGATTACGCAAGGATATATCTACAGCAAGTTTTCTATGCTGACTCAATGGCACACCGCCAACAGCTAAGTTATGCCTGAAGCATCTGTGTGCAGAGTTTATATGCAACGGCTTTTCTATCTTTGTGCGTACCCATTGCAGTTTATCTAAAAACTCCGGGTCATGATAATATTGACCGCAGTGTCTACATGATAGCTCTTTGGCACTAAAATTAGGCCATCGGTCACTATCCCAATCGATTTTTATGTAATGTTTAGTTTTCATTCTTAATAATGAGTGCAGTGAGGTCTTTATGGTTTTGACGCATTTCAACGCCCAAAGACTCAATGCTGCGCTCAACTCTTTTAACCGATTCACGTACATCATCTTTCCTTGCAAAGTTTTCATTCATATCATCTTTTAAGTCATCTATGCGCCCATGCGTTTTAGAATTGTCATTGCTTATCTTAGCCGACACTTGTCTATCCCTAGCAATAACACCGCCAACAAAAGTAACTAATAATGCACAAAAGGTTAATAGTGTCTTAACATCTACGTTTGCCGGGTTTTCCATGATCTTAACTTTCTAGCGCTTCTAAGCGTGTTTCTAGTGCTTCAATCTTAGCAATGGCATCTTGTAATGCAGATGTTAGCAATGGCACAATCTTACTTTGGTCAATGCCTTGATAATCTGGCACTTGCCGTGTTGCCATAACCTTCTCTGTTGTTTCGCGCCAACGCTGACCTTCTTCAAGTTCATCTGGCTCTACAACATCTGAGCTATGTATTACTTCATCAACAGCAGGAGTTAGCTCTTGTTGTTGCTCCTCATACGTAGCATCAACGGCAGGCGTTAATTCATTGCCATCTTCATCATAAGTTGCATCAACAGCAGGTGTTAGCTCAACTTGTATTGTTTCATATGTAGCCTGAACAGCAGAGGTATATATGTCACCTGTTGCCTCGCTTTCAACATACTCTTGGTCACGCATTGCATCTTTTTCGCCACTAATTGCTTCTGGTACTACCTCTTGCGCCTCATGTGCTATAAATCCATCAACTCTACTTCCATCACCAGTCCATTCAAAGTTTACAGGATTAAGGGCTTTAACTCGGTCAATACTACCTTGCATAGGCTGTATATCAGTCTTGAGCCTATAGTCTGAACTTGTGACATAGGCGACTGAGAATGCACTAACATCTATTCTACCTATCTCACCAGAAAGGTTTTCAAATCCTATATGGGTTTGAGTGGTGTTAACATTACCTACAGTCTGTAAAGCACGCGAAGAACCTACAACAGTAGATTCTATATAACCACTATTTGTTGCATTAGCACCACCTACATACAATGCGTTACTTATTGTTGCATTACCTGTTACATCTATACCACCTGTATCAATTCTAAGTCTTTCAGCATTAGCTAAGTTCCTAAATCTTACATTGTTGTCAAAATCTATATAAGTAGCTGAACCACTTTGACTAAAATCTACTGTATTATTTCCATCAGTATCAACCAAACGAATAGTTGGTGATGTACTTTCAATATGTAGTTCATGGTTAGGACTTGTAGTGCCTATGCCCAAGCGTCCTGTATTAGAGAGGCGCATTTGTTCTGTCCCACCATAAGCGAATATAGTGCCTATGCCTGAGCTATCTATTGTTATCGGATAACCACTATCAATATGGAAGCCTGTTGTAGCCCTAGTATCATAGTTTAAATTTAAAGATGCATAATTAGTAGTTGTAGTATTGAATGTCCAATTAACTGCACCTGACGTTCCTGTAATACCAGACTTTAAATTGATTTCAGCGTTATCAGAATCTAAAAGTATGTCACCTACTACACTGAGTTTAGAAGAAGGACTGTACGTGCCTAAGCCCAAATTACCTACAGAATTAAGGTTCATTGATTTTGATTCAGTACCATCAATTTCCCATAGTATAGAATTACTTGTCTGCCATCTGAAAGGTTGTGTAGTGCTATCAGAAACAGGAGACTTTAATGTAAGTATTCTATTTTGTACGCCTAAGTCTGCCTGTGCTGAAAACATTGATTGGTCAATACCATCTGTAAATAAATGCATCTTAGCAGTCGGTGCTGTTAGACCTACGCCAAAATTACCGTTACCTAACAGTGTTGTCTTAACGCTGTTATTAGTAATAGTGTAGATTGGAATGTTATCCTCTACACCAACTTGATACGATGTGCTGTTACCACTACTAAGTTTATGATAAAATATATTGTTATCATAAGAAGCAATAGTTAATTTGTTTGCAGATGAACCTGCTTGCCATTGAGTAGTACCACTAGTGCCTGTAGTAATAGTTGAACCTGTTACATCTATACCAGAAGTCGTAACAGTAAGTTTTGAGCTACCTGCTCGTTGTAGAATTAAATTACCTGATTGTCCGTTCATAGTAGTGCTTGTACCTACTGTTATAATACGGAAATCATAGTCATCAGAGAATGGTGATTTTAAGTCTATATATGCACCACTTCCACCACCAATCTCTATATTACCATAACCACCAGAATTTTCTATAACCATAGCACCAGAAGAAATTGTACCTGTAGCATCTATATTACCTGTAGCATTAACATTACCTGTTACATCTAAACCATCGGCATCTATCCTTAATTTTTCTGTTAATGCACCACTTGTAGCACCTTGTTTAATTGTAAGGACTTCCCCTCCTGAAAGCGTGTGAAAAGAATAAGCTTTACTGCCATCTATAAATGTTAGTCCACCACCATATGAACCAGTTGTAATAAGTGCCGCATTAGTTGCCCACTGTGTATTGGCAGGGTTGTAACCAGTTCCATTAGTTTTTGTTGTTCCTGTTACTTCTAGGTCAATTTTATTCTCAACCTTACTATCAGAAATTCTAATCTTTTCAGTTAAACTTCCTGGAGTTCCTGTATGGATTTGTAAGGTAGTATTACCTATACCGCCATTGGCAATACCTTTTATAAGTACACCATCACCACTATTAGTATCGTCGTTGTGTGAAAATGCAATTTGTCCTATTAAATTGCCACCTGATACTGTAGTGTCATCTCTGTGTAGTCTTATAGTTTCGCCTGTAGCACCTTCAACTTGAAGAGTACCTGTTACATCTATACCAGAAGTCGTAGTCGCGAGTTTAGATGCACCACCAAAATATAGTGACACCGCGTCATTACCATCTGCTGTTAGTAAGTTAGTACCGACCTCATCTTGTAGGCGTATATACTGACCTTTGACAATAACGTCGCCTGTACCTGTATCTGAAATATATGAGTTACTACCATCGTGATAGATTTGTAAGTCTGAGCTAGTACCATACTTAGCTTTAACACCATCGTTAAAAAGTATGTCACCTGTCATAGTGCCACCAGCTTTGGGTAGCGCAGCATCAGCAGTAGTACCTTGCGCGGCAGTAGCATAATCAGAAGAATCAAATGCTTTAACTTGTGCTAGGTTAGTAACTTCAGAATCCATCAAGGCTCCTGCGGCAGTTACATTAGCAGTATCTGTTACATCAGCAGATGCTTCTATACCATCAAGTTTAGTACCATCAGCAGCTACGTCGCGGCCATCTACTGTGCCTGATAGTGTTACGCTCCCGGTAAAGTTTAAATTACCTGTGCCTGTGATATCGTTGCTGTTTAAATCTAAATTACCGCCAAGTTGCGGTGTAGTATCGTCTACAACGTGTGCTAGTCCACCACTTGCAGTTGAGCTAATAACGCCCCCTGCGGATATCGTTACATTTGTACCAGCGGTTAATGACGCAACAACATTTGTTGTATCTGTAACATCAGCTGCTGTTTCTATTCCGTCTAATTTTGTGTGATCTGCATCTGTAAATGCATTTGTATCTGCGTTGCTCTCGTATGCCGTTTTAATCTGTGCTGCTGTCTGGTCTGCTGTAGCGCCCGGTTCTATTCCGCTTAGTTTGCTTACATCAGCGTCAGCAAAATTGTTTGTGTTTGCATTACTCTCATACGCAGTTTTGATTTGCGCAGCTGTTTGGTCAGCTGTTGCTCCAGATTCAATGCCGTCAAGCTTTGTGCCGTCTGCTGATACATCACGCCCATCAATAGTACCTGTTATTGCAATGTTGCCTGTTCCTGTGATATTCCGATTATTCAAATCAAGATTACCGCCAAGCTGAGGTGTCAAATCCTGTACGATAGCAGTAATGCCAGCATTTTCATCTGTGCCATTTACCCATACATTACCATTGTACTTTAATACTTGACCGCTAATTGCATTGTTAACTTGTACGTCTGTGATGTTTTCAAGTATGTGATTGTGACCATTATCTACAACAGTTACTGCAATATCTATATCGCCTGTAGTGTAATCTAATGTACCACTACCTGTTGCTTCCCCAGTAAGGTTAGTTGTCAGGTTTGTAGGAATGGGTACAGGTGAACCACCAGCACTATCTTCAGCTATTGGCATTTAACTCTCCATTACCATTTTACGCGATTTGCCCAATAGGCTGCGCTTGATTTACCTTTTGCTATGTTCTTGCGATGTCTCGCTTTAAAACTAGCTCTCTTTTTCTTCATACGTTGGCTTTCACCAGACTTAGGCTTTCCTGCTGTACTAGCACCTTGCTGTCCAAAGCGTATGATCTTCTCTTTGCCGTCATAACACGCTTTTACAACGTGCGACTTTGTTTTATGCCCAGGCGTACGTCTAGGCTTGTTGCACTTCATCTTAGCTTTTAGTATGGGTTTGCGGCTAATCATTTTTTGTAAGCATCTGGCGTTGTTTTTAATGTAAGTGTCTGACCTACTTTAGCGCCTAACACTCTACTAGCATTATTAATTATACTTTTTTCTTTTGCTGTTAATATTCTAGCTTTACTTTCTAATTGTAATAAATTAATTAATTTTGTTGCATCACGTTTTGCTTGTCTAGTTACAGTAATTTTTGCAACTTCAGCACCACCTAATAACAACAGTGGGACTAATGCAGCACCAGTCGCACCACCAGCTGTATAACCAGCACCTGCACCACTTAATAGTGACATTACGCCAATTGGCCCCATACTTGTTGTATTATCAGATATAGCTAATTTTGATAATCTGCCAGTAAGGCCTGGTTTTTTATTTGCTATACTTTCTATTTCATTTATTAAATTATTTTGTTGGGGGTTTGTGTCTGGTCTATTGTTTGCTATTTGTTTAGCTCTATAAATTTGTTGTAATTCTTTTGCAACATTTTGCACTTCTTCTGGTTGTTGCATTTTTCCTTTAATTACATTACCAGCACTATCATAATAATTTTTCCTACCTATTATATTTTCTAATTTGGTTATTTCAGAAATTTGTGAATTTTTTTTATTTCCTAAAATAAATCGTGATTGTGAAAAACGTGCCGCAGGGTTGCTATATTTTAATATATTTTTATTTAAATTATTATTAATTTGTCTAAGGACTTCCCTTTCGTTTGGTATTAAACTATCGTAGTTTCTATTTAAATTTGTTTGTAAATTAAATAAATCATTAGTTGTAAATTCTTTTTTTGACACTGCTGTGTTTGGTATTACAGATTTATCTTTTGGTATTGTACTGTATGGTTTTAATCCCATTGCTTTAAATTCAGTTTGCAAGCTATCTTCAGTTATTATATTGCTTGTTGGTTGATTAGCTGGCTTAATTTGTTCGCGCAATTTGTTATAATACACACCTACTTTACTGCCATCAGGCAATTGCGCCAGTCTATTTGTATCTATTCCAACTAATGCTCCTTCAATTACATCATCTTCTATCGGAGCACTTTTAGATTTAGCATCGTTATAATAATTATCTCTTTTTTTAATTAAATCTACTGTGTTTGCTTCGTTTTCTTTACGCAATTTAGTGTTTTTACTAGCAATTCTGTTATTTGCAAATTTGTTGATTCCACCTTGTGCAAGCCCACCTGAGAGTCCACCTATTGCAGCAGATTTCAATGTCGTTACTGGATTAAAATCTGTATCAACACCTGTAGCTACTCCACTATAAACAGCGCTATCTAAAGCAGCGCCCTTACCTGTATTAGCCGCTCTTGTTAATGCGTTACTTTTTGCTAGTTTTGGCACTGCCATACCGCCAGCATTTGCTGTTAAATTGCCTCTTTTAAATAATTGTGATGGCAACATACCAGCTTTCATTACTTTGCCAAAACCAAGTGCAGAGCCACCAATATTTGAAGCAAGTGCTCTTTTATTTGCTTGTTTATATACTTGTTTATTGCGCTGTCTTAACAGTCTTTTTGCATCTTCGTTTGATATATTATTTTTACTGGCTAAAAAACGTGTCGCTATAGGATCTGATAAATTTGCTGTAGCACCACGTATTGCTTGATATGCAATTAATTGATTTAATAATGTCTCACTTAAATCTGGGATTGGTGCATTACGTTTTGTATCTATATTATAGCCCATTACTTTTGCCTATTCTTATAGTTAAGATAATCATTTAAATTGTAAATTTTGTTATTTTTGTTTTCAAACAATTTTAATGCTTCTTTAGTATTTAATTTATCGTATGTGCCTTTACTATCAGAGTAGCCACTTATATTTGCCGCTCTATTGTGTGCGTAAAACTCTTCTAAAAATTTTAATTTTTCTAATTCTTTTCTTAATGTTTTTGCACTCATATTTGTATTTAATTTGTCGATAGTTTGTTTCATAATATCTGTTTCATAATTTGATATTGATCCTGCGCCTTTTAATATATTAACGTATGCTTCTTTTGCTTTTTGTGAACCAATTAATTTCCAAGTATTACTTATATCTTTATAAGCCTCTTTGTTTTTACCAAATTCTCCTTGTAAGTCTCTAAACTTGCCACTAGTTTCTTCAAATCCTACCATTCGGTTAAAAAATTTATTTAATGTATCATCATCATATTTTAATAATGTATCAAAATTATTTGCGCGTTCAGTAGTTGTAGCCCTTATGTTTTCTAGGTTATCTAAAGTTTCTTGCATATTTTTACCCGATTGTTCTTGGTATTTTTCAGCACTTTCTGGTGTCATCATTACAGTGCGGTTGCCACCTACATCTACAGCTATTAGACCATTTTCATTTACAGTCATTTTATTATTAGTGCTACCGCTATCGTCTATTGCAGTGTATTCTGGTATAAGTTGAAAACCACCACCTGGTGTTACTCCGCCAAGCACTATATTACCTTCACTATCAGTGTAATTACCAATTGTACTTTCTAAAGCTTGCTTATCTAATCTTTGTTGCTCTATTGCATCTTGTGTATATTTCATATATTTTGAGAAATTATCTTCTGGCTGTGATGGATTGCCATATCTATCTGCCATAATACTGCCCAATAACCCTGCGAGATAACGTAAATTATTAGGTTTACGTTCTTCACTATTAGGTTCTACAAGATTACCATTAATGTCACGATAAACAGTTGTTGGCTCTCCTAATAAATTACGTGCTCTGTCAAGTCCTGTTGTTTTATCTTGCTCAAATGCAAAATCATCTTGTCTAAAAGGTACTTCAACAGCGTTACTCATATCCTGTAATATGCCTACACCTGTTGGCATAACACCATTACCAGCACCATCACCAGCACCATTACTTTGTTTTCTACGATCATATTCGGCCATAACTTGTTTTTCAGTAAGACCTCTTTCGTGTACAAATTCTTTACCATCTATTGTAGAAATGTCAAAATTTGCTAATTTATCTAAATCTTGTCGTGATTGTTGTTGTCCACCTGTTGGGTCAAATTTAGTTTGACTTATATTGAGTCCTGTTACACTACCTGCTGGTATTGCTGCACTGTATGGATTACCTTGACTGTCGTATACTACATTAGCATCTGGTTGCGCTTGTCTTTGTTGCGGTATAAAACCTCTTTTTGCATTTATCATATCATTTTTCTCGTTGTTAAATTGCTGGTTAACATCTTGTGCGCGTTTTAATACATTTGCTTCTTGTTTTGTTAGTGGCTCTTTAGGAAAAAGGGGTACAAACAAGGGTCTATCGCTGACTTTGCCTTCTTTGTATTCTTTACTTAATTTTTGTCTCCTTATGTTGGCTTCTCTGTAACTATTTCTTATCATATCAATTGCCCTCGGAGGACTGACAGGAATATCTTCTACTATTGGTTTTGACACTATGTTATTGCTGTCGTCTTGTGCATTTTTATCTAGTGGCGGAAACATTTTTTCAAATGCTTCTTCATCAAAATCTTCGTAACTGCCATCTTCATTTATGTTAATTACAAAATCAGGACTTTTTTCGCTATTGCGCATATAATTGTTTACATAACGACCATATAAATTTAATTGTTGTGCTGGTGTCATTTTACTAATTTCGTCAGTTGTTGTACCTAAATTATTTGCAGTAGATTCTATAAATTGAAACAAACCTGTTGCACTTGAATCTGGGTTTTTTGCAGTTGGATTAAAACTACTTTCACCTGACATTATTTGATATATATCTTTTTTATTTATATTTGGATTTTGGCTTAAAATATTGTTCAACTCTACTTGAAAATTTGGGTCTGCTAAAAAAGGATAATCTGTTTCTACAGTTTCCATATTAATTGGGCGTTTAGCGTAATATTCATTTATACCTTTTTTTGTTACACCACCACTATTGTTTGTCCAACCTGGATTTAATTTTGCTACCTTTGAATCAGGCCCATATAATTCTTCGTCATCTGGCTTTTTTCTGTATGCTGGTGCACCCTGTAATATACCTAGTGGATTAGCTCTGATTGCAAACATATTCGTTAGTGGTGACATAATTTACTCTACTATTACTTAAATTTATTTAATGCGCTGCCAAGTAATGTACCTGCAAACGGATTTGCTGGCCCCATAGCAAGCCCTAACAATCCTTTACCTATCATACTACCTGCACCACCGCTTTTAGATGTTGTTTCATTTGTAGTAGTATCTGTATATTTAGGTGTAGCACCGAGTATGCCACCTTCTATACCTGCTCTTCTATAAAAATCATCATATTGCCTCATAGCTTCTTGATATTGTGCATCTAATTGCGCTTGGTCTAAACCGCGTTGTGTTTGCCCGTATTGATTTTCTACTCCATATGCTCTGTAATCTGCATCAGATAATTGTCCTGCCATATTACCAACTTGTGCTGCACCACGCAGTCGTAAATCTGCACCACGTAAACCAGCAGCTTGATTATATGAATCAGCCTGTAATTGCCTTGCAGCATCTGCTTGCAATCTAGCCGCTGCATCTTCATAACCTTGACTTCGTAACTGGCCTATAGTTTTTGCAGTAATGTCAGCATAATTACGTTCATTTTCAGCTTGTTGTATTGCTTGTCTAGAGCCACCAAACGCAGCAGATTTAGCAGCTTGTGCATCTATATTTTCAGCACTTCCCATTTGTTTTCGTTCTATATCACTGACTGTATTGTCAATAACTTGTTGTATGTATGGATTCATATAGCCAGATATGTCCATATCAGTAAAATTTTGTGTTTGTATTTGGTCTGGCGTATATTGTGCGCCTTGTTGTGCCATTTCTAAACCTTGCTCCATAATACCACGATTGCTAACATTGTTTGACATATAATTAGACAATGCTTCTGTTTCCATGTCACTCATGCCAGCAACACGTTCGCCTGTGTATGGCGTATATGCTTGTTCACCAAAGCCTCTTGCATTTGATGCGGCAGTATTAATCATATTTTGTGTAAATGGGTCGGGTGTTTGATTTGTTTTTGTTTCTTTTTTTGTTTTACTGCCCATTACGGCCTCCATATTAAAGTTTTGCCATCTACAACAAAACCAAGGTTTTTTAATAATCTATTCCAGCCCTTACGATGCCCAAATGTTTCAATGTAACTACCACCTAAATCGTTTACATATTTTTTTGCGGCATCTACTAGAAGATAAAAGTCTTTTAAATCTCCACCATATAGCCAAACATTTAATCCAACAGTGCCATCAGATTTGTTAGCTATTTCTGTTATTGCAGCACTATTATTTGCTGGCCAATACTGCGCTTCTTTGTTTATGACAGCCTGTTTAACTTCTTCATATGTGTGCTCATATCCTGAACGTACTAAAGCGTTCACGATTTGTTCTTTATGATTATCTATGTTTACAATGCTGTCCAAGACAATACTCCAGTGTTATCAATACTTGCGCTGTAACGTGTGCCGTTAGGACTTGTTAGTATTAATCTATTGTTTGCGTTTATATTTATATCTTCATTTATCTTGCGCGTTTGCGTCATTTCATATGTAATATTACGACGTGTTTCTGTTTCATTTATAACGTCATATGTTGGCATTGCATCAGGTAGCCTCATCGTTTGCTCCCTGGTTTAACTTCAATACGTGGTACACCAAGCCTCCAATTAGTTGACTCTGCACCTATTGCTTTTACTAGCATCTGCCTTCCATGTACTCTTATTGGTACAGGTTGCCGAGTTGCTGTGTAAGGGCCAAAACTACGCTCTGTGCCGTTAGGGTACATTTTACTTTTAAAGGTTATGCTAACGTCACCCTGAGCGCTTTCATCAGGATATAAAAACGTAAGATTAGAGCTATTTTCACCTGTACCTAATTCTACAGGCCCATGTTCAATAAAACTAACATCGCCATTGTGGTCATATCCAAACTCATGGTCATATATCTTGCCAGTAGCATCT